CATCCATTTCATCTGAAACTCCAGTGGATCGTTCGTTTGGCGTTGAGATTCTCGACCACTCAGAATCTTCAATCGATCTTGAGTTCCTACATTCTGGCCGCGCGCCGTTGTTACTAGATCACGATCCAGAGCGGCAGATCGGCGTTGTTGAATCAGCAGAGCTTGATGGCTCGGCCCGGCGTCTCCGGGCGACGGTGCGTTTTAGTAAGAACGCACTGGCCAGCGAGGTCTATGATGATGTGATGGATGGCATTCGGAGCAATGTTTCGATTGGTTATCACATCGCAAAAATGGCACGCGAAGAGTCCGAAAAGTCGACGTATCGGGCAACATCTTGGCGGCCACTTGAGGTATCTATTGTTTCGATTCCTGCTGATAGTCAAGTCGGTGTGGGGCGTAAGCACGAGAGCCTATCTGAACCCGAAAATCCAGTTCCAACCGTGGAGGTAATTACAATGGAACAGAATCAAGAAGCGGTACGTCAGGAGACTCTCGCGTCGTACCAAAAAGAAGTTGGCGAGATTCTTGATCTTGCTGCAAAGCACAACCAGCGCAAGTTGGCTGATGAAGCAATCCGTCAAGGCTACAACCTGGCTCAGTTCCGTGGTTTGTTGCTCGACAAGATTGCCGATGCGCCAATGGATGTATCTGAAGTTGATATGACTGCCAAAGAGCAGCGTTCATACTCTTTGATGAATGCCATCAAAGGTGTTGCTTCAGGACGTTTTGAAGGTCTTGAGAAGGAAGTTTCTGACGAGTTGGCGCGCCAGTATGGCAAAGACGCTCGCGGTTTCTTCGTACCAAACAGCATCTTCAAGCGTGACATCCTGACTTCATCTCCAGCCAACGGTTCAAACCTTGTGCCTGAAGATCACTTGGCCGGTGAGTTCGTTGACGCATTGCGCGCCAACTTGGTTATCTCTGGCTTGGGTGCTCGCATGATGCAAGGTCTGAAGGGTGACGTTGCGATCCCTGCACTGAACGCTAAGACTGCAGTTGGATTCGTTGCAGAAAACAACGCTCCAGGATCAGAAGGTGCTCCGACTTTCCGTCAGATCACTATGTCTCCAAAGACACTGGTTCAGTACGTTGACATCAGCCGCAAGCTGATGATGCAGTCTGACCCATCTGTTGAGCAGATCGTTCGTGACGACATGACTCGCCAGTTCGCTTCTAAGATTGACGAAGTTGCAATCGAAGGCGGCGGCGCGAATGAGCCAACAGGTATCCTTTCAACCAACGGCATTGGTTCCGTTGCTTTGGGTACTAACGGCGGCGCGGTCACTTACGCATCAATGGTTGATCTTGAGCGTGAAGTAGCAATCGACAACGCATTGGCTGGAAACCTGGCATATCTGACTAACCCGAAAGTGGTTGGTGCGATGCGTCAGACTCCACGTCAGACTTCAGGCGTTGAAGGCAACTTCATCCTGAACGACACAAACACTCTCTTGGGCTACGACGTTGCAAGCACCACGCTTGTGCCATCTGATCTCACGAAGGGTACGGCTTCAGGCGTATGCTCGGCAGCGATCTTCGGAAACTTCAGTGACCTGATGATCGGCATGTTCGGCGGACTCGACGTTTTGGTTGACCCATACACAGGGTCTTCAACAGGCGCAACTCGCGTTGCTCTGTACCAAGACATCGACGTTGCAGTACGTCATGCAGAGTCGTTCGCGGCAATCAAGGACATCACCACAGCGTGATAACCTGGAGGCGGGGCTTCGGCCCCGCTTTTTTATGGATCAAATACACAACTACAAAGATCATCACAAAGGGGAAACGTGCGCCATTCTATGCGGCGGCACATCATTACCACATGATCTTGATTTGATTCCGGACGTGCATCGGTTCATTGGCGTCAATCAACATGCAATGATCTTGCCACTCGATTATCTGGTTTTTTCTGATCGCAACGTGTGGGACATTGTGAGACACAAGCAACACTGCAAGTTCATCACTCATCTGAACAAATACAATCTACCAAACGTAATTCATGCCGGCATCTGGCCGCCAATGGGTTATTCTGGGCAACGAGCAATCTATGCTGCCGATTATCTTGGTTTTGACCAAACGTATATTTGCGGAATGGATCAATACAAAAAACAGGATAATCGAGAGTATTGGTGGGAAGGCCCACAGTGCAAAGAGATGCAAAAGCACTCACACTGCAAGTCTGACCTCAAACGAGTAAAAGAGTTTATCGACACTTTACAGAATCCGGATCGCATTCATTTTGCATCTGGGCGACTCAAGGAGATACATCAATGAAAGTTGAACTACTGCGTGCAATCCACTGGGAAAATCAGCACCGGGATGCTGGCGAAGTGATTGAGGTCTCAGACTGGGACGCACACACGCTGATCGCATACGGCAAGGCCAGGGCATTCAAGCAAGTTGAAAAGCCGGCAGAGAATCGCTCTGTGGGCCTCACGACTAGCAGCATTCAAAAGCCAGCCAAGCGAACGTACAAAAAGAAAGCATAAAGTTTCTGACATTCCGCCGGAATACTTTAGAATTGAAGAACGACGCAAGGCTTCGCCAAAAGGCGGGCCGCTTCAATGGCGACAAGCCACAGCCAACGAGGAGCAACAATGGCGGTTGAAACAGACATCGAACGCGCTGCACTACTCGCTGATTTTGGTGTGACAGTGACGATTGATGGCACGGACATCACGGCGATTTTTGAGCACGATCACAGCCCAGTTGATGCTGGCGGCGAAGTTCAGTTCAGCATTCAGCAAGCGATGATCATGTGCCGCACGTCGGACGTATCTGGATTCGCTGAAGGTCAGACTGCGACGATTGACGGTTCTGATTATGTGATTACGGACATTCAGCCAGACGGCCAAGGCATGACAATGATCGTCCTGGAGGCGCAATGATGGCACACGTCAGAAAGACAATCCGTGAATACTTCGGGACGCAGTTGACCGGTTTGACTACTACCGGATCGAACATCTTTGAATCTCGCGTGTATCCGATGCAATCCGCCAAACTTCCGGCGGTGATCGTATACACCACGAGCGAAGATTCGTCCGAATCTGCATTCAGTAAAAAGCGAGTTCAAGATCGCACACTGGATGTGAACGTCGAAGGATATGTGCGCGCAATCGCCAACTTCGATGACACGCTTGATCAGATCGCCGTGGAAGTTGAGGAAGCCATCTTGGATGATCCGACACTTGGCGGCTTGGCCATCAACACAGAATTAACAGCGACGGAAGCAACTTACTCTGGCGACTCAGAGCAACCGGTTGGTACTATTCGCTTGACCTTTCAAGTACAATATCGTACAGAGGCGGGGCAACCCGAAACGGCCATCTAAGGAGACTTTACAATGGCAACGCATACAGCGGCATCTGGTGTGATTAAAGTAGGCTCTAACGCAGTGGCCGAAATCACAGGTTATTCAATCGAGCACACGTCTGACGTAGTTGAAGATTCAGTCATCGGCGACACAGCGCGTACTTACAAGGCGACACTCAAGCAGTTCACAGCATCTTTGGATGCGTTCTGGGATGAGACCGACACCAACGGCCAGTTGGCTTTGGATGTGGGCACTGAGGTGACTTTCTCAATCTATCCTGAGGGCGAAGATTCTGGATCAACTTACTACACAGGGTCAGGCATCATCACTGGACGTACAATTTCAACGTCAGTGGGTGAAATGATCACTGCAAGTTTTTCGATTCAGGGCAACGGCGATCTGACTGAGACAACTGTATGAGTCTAGCTGATGAACTTTTGAGCTGGGACGATAATCGAAAACAGTTCACTTGGCGCGGACAGACGTTGTTTGCCGGCAGTGTGACGGTCAGCGATCTTCAGCACATTCTTAAAAAGCACCCGAACGTGATGAACGGAACGGACTTGGCAGGAATGGTTGAAGTGATCATCCGGAAAGTTGAGGACGAGCAAGGAGAGCGCGTTTTCACTTTAGAGCACAAGCCGAAACTCATGCGGATGCCGGTTGGCGATGTTGCCGAATTGTTTAATCAGGTTTTTAGTGGGATCGAAACCCCAGAGGAATCTGAAAAAAACTAACTGGCGGGGGTCTGCTCTGGCAGACGTATGCGCTCGCAGACCTCCGTGGTTGCTCGCTGGATGACATCGAGCGAATGAGTGTGACCGAATTTAATCGGTGGTTCGCATATTACGAGATGAAGCACAATGGCAACAAAGACCGATCACAGAATAGTTCTAAGCGCGCAAGATAAAACTAAAAGTGCTTTATCCTCAGTTCGTCGCTCTATGGGCAATCTTAAGGGCGCGATCTTCAATGTGCAGAATGCGCTGGCAGCACTCGCCGGTGGTGCTGGATTCGGTCTATTAGCAAGAAACGCACTCGCAACTGTCGATTCTTTGGCGAAAGTTTCCGCTAAATTAGGCATTACCACTGAGGCACTCGCCGGTTTCCGTCTTGCTGCCGAATTAAGCGGTGTTGCGTCTAACACTGCCGATATGGCGTTACAGCGTTTCACTCGACGTTTGGCGGAGGCTGCAAACGATACCGGCGAAGCAAAGGATGCGCTGAAAGAACTCAATCTGGATGCAGGCGCACTTCAAAAGTTGCCACTCGACAAACAGATGCTGATTGTTGCGGACGCATTCCAGAAAGTTGAATCACAATCAGATCGTGTGCGTCTTGCGTTCAAATTGTTTGACTCTGAAGGTGTTGGCTTGATCAACACGCTTGAGGGTGGATCGGCTGCACTTTTACAAACACAACAGGAAGCGCAGCGTCTTGGTCTGGCCATTGATAGCACGCGCGCAGCATCGGTTGAGCGTTTTAATGATTCGATGTTGAAGTTGCGCGCATCTGTCCAGGGCGCATTCATTCAAGCAATGGGTGAAGCCGCGCCACAGTTGACAAAGATTTCGCAACAGATTCAGGAAATACTTGTTCCGGCGGTTAAAGGATTGATCGCGGGATTTTCTTGGTTCTTGGACAACTTGGATACAATCACAAAAGCCGTTCGATTTTTTGTCATTGCGTTTGCAGTCAATAAGCTGATTGACTTCACCAACGGAATGGTTGGCGTAATCCGAAACATGATCGTCATTGGCAAAGTATCGAAGATTTCAGGACGCGCATTGTTGAGATCGTTCGGCGGTCCGATTCTGGCGGTTGGGATTGCTCTGGCTGATGTGACTGGTGCGCTTGACGGGTTGCTCGAAAAGTTTGGTTTGATGGATGGTGCGCTGCCTGGAGTCACTCAAGCGATCAATAGCGCAAAAGAAAGCACTAGCGATCTGCATGATGAGTTTATTTTAACAGTCAGCGCAGGAGGTCAAGCGGCTGAGAGCTTTGCTCGCGTTTCGGACTCAGTCCAGGAAGCAAGCAAGTCGATGAAGCAGTTTAATGATAGCGCGCTTCGGACAGTTGAAGATGGTTTGGTTGATGTAGCGACTGGCACAGCGTCAGCAGCCGATGCGTTTCGTTCAATGGCGAACAGCATTATCCGTGACCTGATTCGGATGCAGATTCAGCAAAGTGTTATGGGTCCATTGTCGAGCGCACTGGGATCGCTGACTGGCGTGACATATGGCACGAATCCGGGATCACAGCAATCAAGAATGCTTGCAGCACAAGATGCTGGATTGCGAGCAATGGGCGGGCCGGTGACGCGAAACAAGCCATATATCGTCGGTGAGCGTGGACCAGAATTGTTTGTGCCAAATGGCTCAGGCAATGTTGTATCAAACGGCGATATGGCCGGCGGAGGCATGACAGTCAATCAGACAATTCAGATCAGCACCGGCGTACAACAAACCGTACGCACTGAAGTGATGCAGATGCTTCCACAGATCGCGGACGCTACGAAGTCAGCAGTGCTTGATGCACGTCGTCGTGGCGGATCATTTGCCAAGGCATTTGGAGCATAAGATGGCCGAATCGTATCCACTCGCGTTACCAACTCACACAGGCATTGCGCAGATTCGTTTGCTCGCGCGTGATGTGGTTGGCATTTCGACATCGCCGTTCAACTTAAAGCAGCAGACATTCCGGCATCCTGGTCAGCGTTGG